CTGCAAGCGAGTATTTATCTGTCAGATTAGCTTGTATGACTTTGATTTGCCATACACCGCTTTCGCGTGGCTTGGTATTTGAGGCTGACGGCAACCGCATATAACGAACAGCGTTGTTGCCTGATTTGTCGGCTTTGATAAATCCCTTGTCTGCGAGTTCAGACATAATGGCATCAACAAGCGCCAGATTTGTTGCGTCTGTGTCTGTTTCGTCAATCAGTATGCCAGCTTGATAATTCTGTGGGCTTGTTTCAAATATCCACGACACCTGACCGTTTATGTCGTCTAGCTGTACGTCATCTACACCGAGAGCAGCCAGCCGCGCAAAATGGTTCTTAGAGCGTTTAAACGATCCGCTTTCATCTAAGCCGGAAAGGACGCTAGGGCTAAAATAAGCGTTTTGATTGTCAACTGTATCAATAAGATTGGCTTGGTTGGTTTTATGTTGATACATACGCCCCGCCCATTGCCCCTGCGTAGCTTGGCCTGGGTCGGATGCAAAGTGTGCAACCCACAAATATTGATCTGCATGTGCGCCGCCAAGCGCACTTAAAAACTCTGAATTTTTCATTGCGACCTACCGAACGTGCGTCAGGTCATCAATGCTAAGTTTGATTTTGTTTAGTTTACAATGCTCTAAAATGCGCGACCAATGCTCTTGCGGGATTAAACCAGCTTTGGTCTTTTTGCGCGGCAAGAGCCAACGCGAAACAGCACTAGGCGCAATATCTAGTATTCGCGCAGTTGCCCTTACGCCACCTAATGTAATGATAACGCTATATGCAGGTTCACGTTTATGTTTGATTGTTTTCATTTTGAACCCCTTAAGTGGTGGAGGATGAAAGTTATTTATGTGTCGTAAAATAGTCAACACTAAAAAAATCAGGTGTTGCATTTTATAAAACACTCAAATAATGTGACTGCGCTATAACAAACGAGGTAAACATGAACGTGATCGAACTAATTACAGCGTGGCACGACGCGAAACGTGCAGAGACAGAAGCGAACGCAAAACGCAACGAAATAGAACGTCAGATTCTGAAACTAATCACGGTAAAAGAAGAAGGTCGCAGCGTGTCAATGTTGACCAACACAACGCGCTGTATTGCAACGAGTAAGTTAAATTACAAAGCAGATTTGAAGTTGCTGCAACAGTTGACTCAAAGTTGGCCTGAGTCCGAACGTCCTATAAAAACAAAGGTTGAGGCCGACGAGTCTCAATTAAAGCAGATCAGGCATGAACGTCCTGACCTGTGGAAAAAACTGGCACAAGCTATAACGCTGAAGCCATACAAAACCCACATCACATTGGAGAAAGTCGATGGCGTTTGATCTAAACAGCATCAAAAAAAATACAAGTATATCCTCGCCACGGCTTATGATTTATGGCGTGGAAGGCATTGGCAAAAGCACTTTTGCCGCTGGCGCGCCGGCGCCTATTTTTATTCCTACAGAAGATGGTCTTGGAAGTTTGCAAGTTGACCACTTTCCGTTGGCGAAAAGCACGACTGACGTATTAGAAGCCATCGGCTCACTGTACGAGCAGAAGCATAAATTTAAGACAGTCGTAATAGACAGTTTGGATTGGCTTGAGAACTTCTTATGGACTGAAGTGGAAAATAGCCATGACGCAAAAGACCTGGCTTATGGCAAAGGCGCTATTATTGCCGCCGAACAGTGGCGCGAAATATTGAAGGGTTTAAACGCACTTCGCAACGAAAAGGGCATGATTGTTATTTTGCTTGCACATTGCACGATTAAGCGGTTTGACAGTCCCGAGACTGAACCATATGACCGTTATCAGCCTAAATTACAGGAACGCAGCAATGCGTTAATCCGCGAATGGGCTGATGCCGTTATGTTTGCAAATTACAAAACAGTAGTAACAAAAGAGGAGGTAGGATTTAACAAAACAGTTGCTAGAGGTATTGGCTCCGGCGAACGCCTACTCCATTGCAACGAGCGTCCAGCTTATATGGCTAAAAACAGATACAGCTTGCCAGATAAAATTCCGTTGACCTGGGAAGCTTTTGAAAACGTAATCACCACCACAAAATAAAGGAAACGTGTAATGCCTACATTTTCATATGAAGTTGGCGAAGAAGTCCAACAAAAGCGTAGTTACGATGTTCTGCCGAAAGGCAAATATCGGGCGATCATTAACAATACAACCATTAAGCCTACAAAAGCCGGAACTGGCGAATATCTGGCGATTACATTTCAGATCATTGAAGGTGACCATTCTGGTCGTCGCATCTGGCAAAATCTGAATTTGAGCAATCCCAATAAAACTGCTGAAGATATTGCCAAGGCTGAATTAAACAGTATTTGCGTAGCTTGTGGTATTGCTTCTGGAACTCGACTGCAGCAAACAGAAGAATTGCACGATGTTCCGTTGATTATTGACGTTGGGCTGGATTCAAAAGATGAAACGCGCAATCGTATTTACGGATATGAGCGCGACGGCAACGTAGTTGCGCCAAAGACCAAGCCAGCTTCTTCTAGCAGCAAAAAGCCCTGGGAGAAGTAAACAATGGTATTCTTGCCCCAAAGCCAACATGGTACTGCTCAAGCCATCGCAGATTGGTATGCAGCTAAACTTGAGGCGCATAGACCCCACCTTGGGGCAAGTGTAATTGGTCATAACTGTAACAGGCACGTTTGGCTCACATTTAGGTGGGCCAAACTGCCTGATTTTAATTGGCGCATTAAACGCTTGTTTGATACCGGCAAGCGCGAGGAATCGCGGGTGCTTGCAGAGTTGAAGGCGATTGGCGTTGAAGTTCATTCCGATGATAACGGCAAGCAGATCGAGTGCCGCGACGAGTCAGGCCATTTTGGCGGAAGCGTTGACGGCATTGGAATCGGTTTTAAGGAAAGCCCTAAAACATGGGCTGTCTTAGAAGTAAAGACACACAACACTAAGTCTTTTGCCGATCTTGAAAAGAAAGGCGTTGAAGAAAGCAAGCCGCGCCATTGGGCGCAAATGCAAGTCTATATGGCCCTGATGAAGCTGGACCGCGCTTATTACTTTGCCGTTTGCAAGGATACGGATGATATTTATGGCGAATGGGTACACTTCAATAAAGCGGCCTATGCAAAGATATATGAACGCGCCAAAAGCATTATCAGCGCAGCGCAGCCGCCAGATCGCATTAGCCAAGACCCGGCTTATTGGGAATGTAAAACATGCGATTTTTACAATTTGTGCCATCAAGACAAAATTGCTGCAGTTAATTGTCGCACTTGCGTACACGCTACGCCGCAGTCAGAAGGCAAGTGGCATTGCGAGTATCATAAAATGAAAATTACCGAGACAAAGCAAAACGCAGCTTGTTCTTCGCATATGTTCATTCCGGCGCTAGTGCCGTTTGCAGATGCCGTTGACGCTGCTGAAGGTTATGTTGAGTACCAGCATAAGGTAACTGGAAAGACGTTTAAGAACGGCGAAGGTCATTATCAATCAAAAGAACTTGCAATGCTGCCTTCAGACATTGTGACAGAAGGCATTGTGCATGAAATAAAAACTAAAATTCCAAAAACTAAAATTGAAAAGGTAACTCCTGTTGTTGAGGATAAGCCGTTTTATGATGATCCATTGCCTTTTTAGGTGGAAAATATGGCTGGTAGAATGTCACGCAACAAAGGCGCTGGAGCAGAACGCGAATTAAGCGCGTTACTGTCTGAGGCCCTTGGAATAGAGATTAAACGCAAGCTAGGCCAAGCCAGGGATAGCGGCGACGATATTCAGATTGGCAAATACCGCATTGAAGTAAAGCGCCGCGAGACATTAGCCATTATGCAATGGTGTAAACAAGTCGAAGCCTGTTGTCAGGCTGATGATGTTCCAATAGTTGCGTTTAGGCAAAATGGACAAGATTGGCGCGTAGTGATGCGTTTACACGATGTTTTGCCTTTATTAAAAAGCATTATTTCTTCGTCGTGAGGCAATTTTATAATGTGCAACACCGCAACGGAGAGCGCGATTGGCAATACAAAGGGCCAATAATCTTGAACACCTATCACATCTGCAAGGTTCAGGAGTTTGTTGCTAAAGACGATGAGGTCTATTGATCACGAATTGTTACAGCGGTTTTGTCAGCGTTTGTTGCACGGCACAAACGCAAAACACGCGCAACTTGTTGCGCTACCATCGCGTCAACAAAATAATTTCAATGCAAGTTGTTCAAGCGGGCGTGAATTTGTGCGCCGCGATTTTGCGTTGAATTGAAAAATCGTAAAAGTCGATTTGGTAGAATGGCCCCATCGCGCACATGAGGTGAGCGATCCCCGGCGTTGTGAGCGCCGGGGCTTTGACATCGTTAATCGGAAAGGAGGTGCGACATGAGTGTCGCATCATACGAAATGCTTGCCAAGCGGTTTCTGCCAAAAGACTGGACTGTTCGCTATCGCGACAGCCTCACTGGCAGATGCTACTACCGGTTTAAGCGAATAGATACGCCACCGCCAACTACACTTAGGCGATTGCATATCTTCCTTCACGAATGTGCTCACATTCACTTGCACTGGGGCGAGAAAGCTAGAATTGCTCATCGCCGCGAGTATGAAGCTGAAACATGGGCCTTCTCCAAAATGCGAGCGGCAGGAATAGAGCCTGACCCTCGCAGTGTCGAGCGAGCTAAGAGATACGTTCGACATAAAATTAAACAGGCACTTAAGCGCGGCGCGAAGAATATCGACGCAGACGCTTGGGAGTGGTCAGAGTTTGAAAGGCACGTTCCAGAGATGGCTAACGCACCGCAAGGGTTAGTTTTTAGATAACTTATCGGGGTGGGCTTCGGCTCACCCCTTTTTTCATCACTTCTTCGTCGTAATAGTGTCATCACCCTTTGTGACAGTCACAACATCGCCGTCAATCGTGACTTTCATTGGGGCTTCGGTCTTATCCAGCCGCGCAATCAAGCCCTCGATGACCTTAAATTCAGGCTTCTCGGGCTTGTCTGCCGTCCCGGTGATGCCGGTCAGTATGCCAATCAGCGCCATCGCAGCCGTGGACACAAGACCAACCACCGGGGTCAGGGCCTCAGATGGCAGGATGGTTGCAGCGAACACGCCAACGCATACCAAGAACACGATCATGGGCACACCCCATTTGCCGATAAATCGGCTGGCAGCTTCTTTAGCGGTTTCTGGT